CAGTCCATGCTGGTTTTGAGGCTAGTTTTATATTTAAACCAATAATATGGCTATTATAATATAAAATATACTGTTCTTCTTTAATATTTAAATCCTTTACTAAACATTCTTCTATTATTTCAAAAACATGATTATCAAAACCATATTTATTTAATGAATTATATAATTTTTTAGATTGAGAGCAATATAATTTATTATATTCTTTAAAGCGTCTATAGATATCTATAGATTGACCTATATATATTTTACCATTTGGATTTGTTATTTTATATATTCCTATCATGATAATAAATATATAAAGAACTTACCTAGTATATTAAATGAAATCAGTAGTGTGAAATTTTCCTAAAATATCTCTATTATAGAATAATTCTGGGTGTTCTAATACTTTATAAGTAAATAGGGCTTGTGTTTCGTAATATGTTAATAGCTTCTTGTTAGGTGCGAATTTAATTATAGTACGAGTAAACGATGCTTGTTTACCTTCCTTAATTAATTGCATTACTTCTTTATTAGAGCCATAGTAATTTAACCAATCAGATTCTTTAGTTACTATTTTAGTAGTTGGCTTACGACCAACACCAGTTAATTCGGCTATTTCTTTTTTACCTAATTTTACTTTTTTGTTGTGATATAATACTTTTTTACCTATATAAGATTTATTAGTATCGTTATTTTTAACAATATAAATAAATCCGAATGTATCTTTAGGAAAATCGTTGAGATTAGTGATGGGCGTAGTATTGTACGTCCAAGTAGGAAGTGTTACCATTTATAAATCGTATTTAACTACAAACGTCATATCTGTATTTGGAGACAGTAATAGTGGTTTTCCAAATTTAGCTACAGCTAATAATTCATCATTGTCGTTGTATAATCCTAATGCTGTTGCATAAGGCGAAAAATCAGAACTGGTAGCGAAGTTTTTTAGAGTACCATTATTAATATAGAAATTTGAACCAGAAACATTAACATTAGTTATACTTCCTGTTTGTAGTGTGGGGTTATAGCTTAAATTAAATTCGCTTTCCTTTACAACGCATCTTACTTCATTTTCATAAATAGTATAATTATTTTGAAATGATACGGTAAATGGATTAGCTGGGTTATAGAAGTCAGTAGCATAGTTTTGGTTAGTTATAACAACTATGCCTTGAGAATAAAATATATTCCCTGCAAATAGTGATTCACTTCCAGATTGCTCTAGGAAATAACTACCACTAACGTAACTAGCGCTAACGTATGATCCTGATAAATTTGTTACATTATATAAATTGCCTTTACCATCATCTACAATATAATGTATAGATGAAGACATTTTAAAACTATATGGAAGTATTTTATCTCCAAAGATATTGTTACTAACACTTAATATTCCAATTTGTTCATTAGAACCTGATGGAAATGCTTTTACGAAATCTGGGTTAGAATCAAAGATAAAATAAGATGATGTTGGTCTTTGAGATGATGCTGATTCATAATATATAGAACTAGCTAATGATCCTGTATTAAGAGAAGCAGTATATGATTGATAATATAACTGATTAGCTAATGCATAGATAGAAGATTCATATTCTCCATTTGTAGTTGTGATTCCACTAGCTACAAACGGGGTATTAGTACCTACATAATAAGCAATATACCCGTCATTTGGGGTAACACTATATGAGAAATTCCACTGCTTATTTGCAGTGTACGGTACTACAGTAACATCCGATGTGTAAAGTGGTTTGTATGAGCTCATGCATATTTTAGTAATCTAACTTAACTCTAATAAGAGCTTCTTTAGTAAAATCTTTAACTAATGGTTTACTTAATTTAGCAACAGCTAACAAATCGTTATTATCGTTGTATAATCCTACAGTTGTAACGTAGGTTTGTGGATTATTAATTAATGTTGTATATAATATATTACCATTTGCATCTATAATAGATGGATTAGTAGTATAGTTAAAATCACCATTTTTAACACGTGTAAAGAAATAACGTGAAGATACTGTTTCTGATGATTGAACTGTTAAAGGAATACCTGCAATTCCAGAAGATGATACTGAATTGAATAATTTGAAAGCATTATAATTAGCAGCAAATGATGATGTTATAGGAGCAGTATATGAACTAATCGAATTAGAACCACTTGCTTTTAAAATAACAACGTTAATATCAGGTAAAAACATACCATAATATATTGTAGCAGCACTACCAGTATAAGCTGATCCATTACTACCACTAATAATGTTGTAATATCTATTTTCCCCAATAAAATTAGTAGTATTAGATACGTTACTATCGTCTGTTAAATATAGTTGAGCACTACCCGTTCTTAAACCTATATTTAATGAACCAGGTAATAATGATTCTTTATAGCGAGCTCTAGAAAAATTAATAACATATATATCATTAGCAGTTGTAGTACCACCATCAAAGCTAAAGTTAGTAGTTTCAGTACCGTATACTAAGTTTCTGTATTGTCCGTAAACAATACGACTTGGTGAAGCACCTGTTACTTGAGAATTTAAAAGTGCAGATCCTGAACCATATAGGTTACCGTATTGAACAGTAAATTGTACTGATGCTGAAGCGTTAGTTGAAGGGTTAGCATTATATGCATCTAAATAATACTCAGTGTATCCACTAGCAGTAAAAAATGTTAATAATGAACCTGTATCTCCACTGAATAGTCCTCTAACTACTGTTTCTGAACTGATTACTGAATCTTCTGGGTTATATCTTACAAATGACATATTGTATAGTTAATTTTTAAATTTAAATTTTAGTTATAGTAAGAGGAATAGTAATTCTTGCACCACTATCTCTACCAATTACTGTTAATGTTGTTGTGATTGATGTTAATGTAGTACCATATAATGTATTAACTGTTGTACCAGTAATAGAGAATGATGTACCTACTTGTGTTGCTGATAATATCGTTCCTGATGTTGTATTTAAACCAGTAATGCCAGGGGCAGTTGTTGTGATACCTGTGCCTTGGAATGATGATAATAATCTACCATCTGCTACTACCACGATATATCCGTTACTTTCAAAGCTACTTAAAGCACCTAAGTAATTTAATGTTTGTGGAGTAATGGTTAATGATGCACCTTGTTTAATAATGATACTATTGTATCCAACATTGATAATAGGTAATTTAGCTGTACCACGAGGTAAAGTAATTAACTTATAACGCATTGTTTGTGTGTCTTCAGGGAATGCTTCAATTACTGGCATAGCTTCAATAGCTTGTCCATAATATGCTGATCCTGATGGGTGATTAGGATTATATAATGTATAATCAATTTCATCATCAGCTAATGCAAATTGTGTGATTTGAAACGAACCATCGTTACGCGCTAATAATTGGCGTCCTTTAGTGGTTAGAATAGCGTCTACTGTTACAGTAGAAGGGTTTAATATTGCCATGTTTTAGTATTTTATTACTATTATAAATATATGTTGTTTTAATTCTTGTTATAATATACCAGCTTTTCTAGCAATCTCCAAAGGATTATACGCAGGATTGAAATTCTTAGGAATTATTAGCCCCGAATGTGTATTGTCTAGTCCTACAGGTAATAGTACTATAGTATCGTTAGGTATTCTTCTATATATTAACCAGCATTGTTTATCAAATGTTGGTATAGTATTAGTAGGTATTATTCTATCTACAAATAATGAACCTGATTGTAATCCACTAAATGAACTAGACATTATTCTATAACCTATACTACCTGAAACTCCTGGATTCCATTTAAATGATGGCGTATTTGTTGGGTTAGATGATAATATTCCTATTTCTGTTCCTAATAATATAAAATCTCCTGGTTCTACTGTTGAATATATGTTGGCTGTTGAAATTGAAGAACTTTTTTCTAAGGGATATATTCTAGTTTGTGTAGTATTATCTGTTAATGAACTTCCACTAACACCACTTGGAGGTGGATAATTACTTTGGTTATAAATTTCTATATCAGTAATAAGAGATCCACTAAAAGAACTAGTTAAAAAAGGATATAACCAATTTACTGGTAGTTCTACTTCTCCACTACCTCCATTTATCATATATGTTTTAAGTTCTGTAGTAGTAGGTACTGGTTTAAAATATTCTGTTCGTGTAGCAGTAGATGATCCTGTTATTTCTATACGTACTTTATTACTACCACTAGATAAAGTTGATGTAGTAATATACCCATAGTATTGAGCCATAGTTACTCCTCCATCTATTGAACCAGAAACTAAACTAGAAATAATAGTTGCATAATTGTTTCCTGCATCTAAACAAGTAACAGTTTTAGGGGTAGATAAAGAGCTACTATCATTAATGTAATATAAAAGTACATCTGATCCTGCACTAAATGTGTTACTTACTTCGCTAATATATCTATTTTCTCCTAAAGTATATCTAGTACCATTTATATCTATTAATTCACTAATTCGAGCAGCACTACCTACTGCTACTTGAGAATATGAAGAAGTAATATAATTAAATACAGCAAAATAATTCGTATAAACATCAATAGCAGCTGTTAAACCATATCCCTGATTACTAGACGATACAGTATTATATT